AGCACCAACACCAGTTGGTGAGAAAAAAGAAGGTGGTGGATTCTTTGACATGATTAAAGGATTTTTAGGTATGGGTATAGGACCACTCATAGAAAGTATTCTTGGTGGTTTATTTAAAGCTGGATTGTTAGCAGTTATATTAAATGGTATTGGTAAATATTTTACTGATGATGCATTTAAACAATCTGTAAATGCTGCTTTTGATAAATTCTTTACTACAGTTTTTGGTGAAGATTATAAGAAGCAACTTGCCGCTGGTGCTGCAATATTAGTGGGTGCTATTGTTGCTATGAAAATAGCAATGGCAGGTTTAGAAGCTGCTATGTTTGCAGCAGCCAGAAGAATGTCGATGCTTGGTGGTGGTCCAAGCTTACCAAGTGGTCCTGGTAAAACGGGTCCAGGCATGAGTCGAATGGATAAACTTGCAATTGGTGCAACAGTTGCTTGGGTGGGAGCAGAAGCATATCAAGGATTAAAAAATTGGAATTGGGGTAAAGGAAATACTTTATCTGATAAAGAGAAAAAAGAATTAGCAGATAGCACAGCGGCTGAAATAAAATCAAAAACTGGAATTGATCCGACTGCTGAAGAAGTACAACAAGCAGTAGAAGAGAAACAACTAAAAAAACAAGTATCAGATAAAAAAGAAGCAATTGCTGTTAGTGCAGTTCCATTAGCTGTTGGTGCTGTTGCAGGAACTGTATCTTCAGTAACTAAAGTAGCGCAAGGCGTAACACAAACAGCACTAAATGTTGCAACTACACCACCTACAAGTAGATGGGGTAAATTTTTAGTATGGGTTGCGAAAAAATCACCAAAACTATTTGCAAGAATAGGCATGAAGTTAGCTGCAGCTGGTGCAATGGCGACAGTTCCATTTGCTGGTTGGATTAGCGCTGCAATAACAATTGGTTTTACTCTTTGGGATGCTTATACATTATATGAACTATGGCAAGAATATAATGACCTACCATCAGATGATACTTCTCCTACACCTATTGATAATAGTGTAACAGCAGACCTTGGCAGTGGTTATGATGCAAATGGAAACTCAACTGGTGTAACTCCTACACCAATACCGACTCCAGTTGTTTCAAGTACAGCGAGTACACAACCTGGAACAATGAACAATTATAAGTCTAGAGCAGGAACTAGAAACAATTCACCAACACCATCAGGCGGTACAGGTGGTTCAGTAGACTCATCAAAAACTACTTTTGCTGATTTGACAGAAGAACAACAAAATGCATTTTTTGCTGCTCAAAGAAAACAAGAAGGATATAGACCAGGATCATTATCATATGATTTAAATAATCCTGGTAATATGTTATATGCACCTTGGCAGAAAAAATATGGTGGAGAATTAGATACTACAGGCAGGGGAGTTGGTACTGTCAAAGGTAAATTTGCTAAATTCCCAACATTGGAAGCTGGAGTAGAAGCACAAAGAGCTTTATGGTTGAGTCCTGCGTATGCTAGTTTACCATTAGATAAAGCACTAAACAAATGGGTGACTGGAAATCCAAATAGTGATATGGATGTGAATATGCAAGCAAAGAATACTAATTATAAAAACGCTATCTATGCTGCTATTGGTTCACCACAAACAACTACTTTGGCATCTGCACCATCAACACCATCATTCACCGGTTCTACAGCAAGTTCTGGAAGTAGTTTAACTATGGCACAAGCTTCTCTATCCGAACAAAAATATAGATTTATGGGTAGTGGCGGAACAACTGTTGTTAATGCACCAACAAACAATTCAGTAATGAGCGGTTTTAATGGAAGTGGTGGTAATAGTGTTAGTCCATATAATGGTGACTTGATGCGTTACCTATTAAGACCAATCGCATAATAAAAAACCCCGCACAAGGCGGGGTTTAATTTGCATAAAAGATTTTACTCTTTTTCTGCTAAAGACTTAAAGTAATCTAAGTCTTCGTCATCATGTTCAACAATCTTTTTATCGATTACTGAAACATCTTCATCATCAAATTTCTTAAAGACAGCATCTTCTGCCTTAGTCTTTACAGAAGAACCACCATCAAAGCCCAAAACTTTATCAAGTTTCGCCTTCAATACTTCATATGATTTGAAGTTAGATGGTTCGGTGAATTCCTTCAGAGAAAATTCTTTCTTCCAAAGTGCTTCAAGTTTCTCATCATCACCATCAAGTAATGCAGACTTATCAGCGAATTCTGATTTGTCATAGTTACGATAGCCTTCAACATTACGAATCTTCAACTTGAAGTTAGCACCTTCCCACATATCAAATGGGTTGATTGGTGTTTCATCAGCAAATTCTGGATTCATCGCCTCTGTAATCTTATCAAAGATTTTCTTACCAAACTTAAACAGTTTGATTTCACCTTCGTTTGATGGATTACTTGGGTCTGATATGACCAGAATATTAGCAATATAATGCAAACGGCGTTTTTGTTTCCGTGCAATATCTTTGTTTGCTTCGATACCAGAATTCCATAATGTAGTATTGTACTCTGATACTGGATCTTTTTGACCAAGAGTTGTCAGAGAGTTTTCAATATACCAACCACCTGGACCTTGAAATCCATGGTCGAATCTACGAACCCAAGGTAGTGCATCATCACCATCTACCGCAGGTGCGGGGAGAAAGCGAATAACTGCCATGCCATTGCCTGCTTTATCAACAGTAGGTTGCCAGAGTCTGGTATCGTCTTTTGACCCAGCTTCTTTAGAAGTGGGTGATGTGGTGTCTTCAATTGCTTTGGTTAGTTTATCCAAATCATTGCGACTTCTTTTGAGGTTTGCGAATGAACTCATATATTATTTCCTTGTATAAAATGTATGTTGTTGTATAGCGTTTTGTTCACAGTATCATTATATCACAGTATCATTATATCACAGTATTTAGTTGCTTTGCAAGCACACTATCTAATGTTTGCAGAGTTTCACCGATTTCTTTGTGAAGTATACCGATGCCTCCTGCCTTGTTGAAAGAATCAATTACATCTTCTGTATCATCAATTAAGATAGTATTAGGAGTTGCATATGATGCTTTCAAACCTCTACCAGGAACCACATTTCGTTTGTATGCGAGTCCCTGTTTCTTTAACCAAATATCTTTCTGTTCAGCAACTAAGTCATGGTACTTTTTGCCGCCAGAAGAGGTTAGTATTTCAATTGGTAATTCTGTTCGTCTTACATATCTCAACAATTCAATTGCACCTGGAAAGATATCCAAAGTTTCAAATTGTTTAGTCATAATAAAATCTGTCCAGTTTTCAGACCAACTTTTTTTGTCTCTGCTTGAATTTGGTGCTTCATTGTACAATTCGATATATCGTTTTTCAAAATTGCACAGAACACCATCCATGTCGAGGTAAATCATCTCAATCATTTATCACCTTCTTCAATATAAGTTTATATTTTACACTATCCTTGGGGAGAAATGTGGCATACTTGGTGCATTTTCGCCTGTATTCTGGCCACCGAATAGTGTCGGATATCTTCTTAGACCACATAGGAAAGAATCCAAGAATGTCATTGAGTATACACAAGGTTTCAATCTGTATATCTTTCTGTAAAGTCTTCACCAACAGACTAGGATAGTCACCATCATGCACAACAATTAAGTCATTAGGGTTAGAACAACCATCAAATATCTTCGTTAAATCATTCTCAAATGTATACGATAGAGACTGAATTACCTTTTGTCGTTTTCGGTAATTCATATCTGCCTCTTCCATCAATAGGTTACCTACCCAAGACTTCTCATCTTCTACAAAATTGGCAACTACAAAATTAATCAAATCATCTTTGTTATTACACTTACGAGATAATTTATAGAAATGATATTTGTCTTTTCTATTTTCAAAAGTTGTTACATTAACGCTGGTTTTACCATTGTATTTGAAAAAATCATAGTTGTCTGTTGTAAAATGTAACTTGAGTGCCTGATAGATTTCAAATGTTTCATAACCAGTCATATTGGCAATCTAGCACCTTTGTCTTTTAACATATTATTATCCATTGCGTTTGCTTCAATCTTTGATTTAAGGTTAGAGTTAATCAATGTTGCAGCTACTTCAATTTCGAGACCAGTTGTCTTACAATGGTCAACAATTGCTTCTATGTAATTGTAATCAGTATTTGCAACAAGAGCTTCTATCGACTTGGCAAATTTTGCCATTTCATCTTTAGTGGGCATCATTTCCTTTTGGGCAAAACTTATCCCAGCA